AAAAAAGATAAATTATGGAAATCGAAAAAATCGTTTCTACGGTGCAGGAGAAAGTCGGAAACACCGATTTTTCAGCACAGACAATCCAAAAGTATGTGGAGTTGAATCCTATTGCCGAAGGTTCAGAGCCTGACGAGGCTTATTTCACCAAGGCTGTCGAATTTTTTAAGGGAATGCAAGGGCAATTCAACCACGACTTTTCTACAAAGTTCACGGAAGCAAAGAAAAACTTGCTTACCGAGGACACATTCAAGGATATGTCGGCAGAGCAGATTGCCGAAGTCAAGAGACTCATCGAAGGGTTGAAGACCAAACCTACGCAAGAGAGCGATGAAGTCAAAGAACTCAAAGCAGAGATTGCAAGGCTTACAGAAAGGCTTGACAACGGTGACGTAGCAAAACAGAAAGCAGACATCTTGCAAAAGTTGAAGGCTTCAATGAAGGAGCAGAAGGCTTCTGACGAGTATGTTCTTGAAAAGACTCTTGACGGAGCGGATATTGACGTGAAAAAATCAGTCGAAGAGCTTACTAAGGAGTATTTGGCAAAGTACGATGCTGAGTATTTGAAATGCCGAGGGAACGGCGCACCACCGAGACTTTCGGGAGGCGGCTTAGGCTCTGGCGAATCCGAACTTGACAAACGATTCCACAAAAAGGCTGTCAAGGAAGGATGGGCAAAGAAATGATAAGGGCTTTGTGGTTTAACAAGTTGTTTAATGTAAAACAAACGAAAGATGAAGAATCAAGTTTTTCAGACAGGTAACACATTTGACTCTCAGTCATTTGCGGCAGGTCATGCTCGCAAGGTATGGCGCAGAATCGAAGAACAGTTGCCTGGAGGTTATCATGTGACAAACATGAGTGATTTCGCTTCTGACGGTCTCATTCAGGCTGGTATGGCTGTCGTAAAGGACACCACATCTGGTGCTGATGTCCGTGACGTAAAGGTGCTCACTTGGGCGCAGGTCAAGGCTGCTTTGTCAGGGGAAACGCCTGCTGGTATCGACTCTCTCAACATCGTCGGCTTCACGCAGGAAGATGTTCCAGTAATCGTACATGGTACAGGTGGTTCTGCTACCTATAACTATGGCACTTGCAACATCATCGTAAAGGGTGAGATTTACGGCTACATGATGGGTGCAAACGCTGCTGACGCTGCAACTATCTCTGCGGCAGTCGCAGGTATGACTCAAAAGAATGGCATGGCAATCCGTGTGATTGACTAAGCATTATTGTGTTTAACGAAAAAGAAAGGAACAGAATATGAGAACTATTCCAGTTACTTTGCGCGACATGATTTCGTTGGGTATGTACGGCGAGAATTGGCAGACCTTCGTTGACAAGTACGAAGAGAAGTTCAATGCAGTTACCATTGATGGTTTCGAGTTCGACCCAATTACTCTCGGCTATACATGGGCGCAGATGCTTTCAAAGGTTGGCGCAACTGTGCTGCCTACCTATGTTGACCCCGAATCAGAGGGTTTCGAAATGCCTCTCAATCAGGTGGAAGGCACTACGGGTAACATTCCAACACAGAAGTTGTTCTACTCTGTGAACCGTGTTATCCTCCGTGAGAAGATGCAGCTTGCTCAGAAGTACGGCAATGCCGTTATGGATGATGAGATGCGTGATGTAATGTTCGGTTTGTTGGACGAAGGTACAGATGGTCTGATTCAGTCATTTTGGAACGCACTGAACCATCAGCGTCACCAAATCGTTTCTACAGGTCAGTTCGTTATCAACGCAACCAATAACCCACGTGGTTATAAGGGCGTTACCATCGGCTTCAATATGCCAAATGCAAATAAGGACGTACTGACGGGTGCTGCTCGTTGGTGGACTAACGCAGCGCATACAACCGAAGGTACTAATTCAGACCCATTGGGTTATTTGGCAAATCGTGTAAAGGCTATCCGCCGCACACTGCATTATGCAGGTCCTCTACAGATGGAGATTTCTCGTGACACTTGGGATGATTTCTTGGGTCACAGCAAGGTTGTAAGCGTTTTGGCTAATTGGGTATATCGCAACATTTCAAGCGACAGCGCACGTGCAGATGTTGCTCGCTTCATGGACGACGACGTTATGAAGGATGCTGTTCGCCGCATTATCAAGGTTGACGCTATCGCAATCCGAGATACTTACGCATTCGTAAGCAAACCTGGCGTTGACGCTAATGTCCAGCCTGATTTGGTTGAAGAGAAGATTGACAATTTCGCACCGCAGAACATCGCATTCGTTCCAACTGGCAAGTTGGGCGGCATCCAAGGTGTTCAGCCTTTGTCAATGGGCTACGACGCAGATAAGGTGGCTTATGCAATGGGCAACCGTCTGTTGATTGAGCAGGAGGACGTTCCACGTACTCACTCTATCAATGTAAATGGCGAAATGGCACAGATTTGCGTTCCATCAGCCGTGATGCG